TGGAATTGACTTTTCTAATTCATCTATGGTGCCTTCTTCCTCGCCACCTTCTTCGGGAGGTGCTTCTTCACCACCTTCAGGACCAGGTGCTCCACCTTCTGCCATCATAGCTTGCTGTTGTTCTTGCATCTCTTGTTGTTGTAGAGCTTGTTGTAGCCCCATCTCAGCTTGTTGCAATCCAATAGCTTGTTGTTCTCCAGCCATTTGTGCTTGAGGTACAGCTTCACCGTCTACCATGAACTCTGCTTCTAACATGTCCACACCTTTTTCTTTTAATTTAACATCGAAGCCCATATTTAAATATTGTGTTGCAATAGATATTCTTTGTTGTGCCATTGCAAGTTTAGTGTTTTCTGCTTTTTCTTCAGGGTTAGGAAGTTTTAATGTCCAATCTGTAATACCAAAAGCTTTAAGTAAAAGTGGGATTACCTTTTCATGAAATAATCTTTGGTCGCCCTCTACCACTCTGCTCATCACAGTTAGCTGTGAAGTCTGTTGTGATAGTCCACCAAATGCGTCAGGGGCTCCTTGCCACGCAGGGGAAACTCCCCACATAGCTGCAACCCTTTCTCTAATCTCTTGTCTTACAGGTAGGTAATCCATTTCTTGTAGTGTGTGGAATAGTCTTACCATATCCACCCTACCTCTATTGTTTCTAGCTGAAACAGCAACCATAGGTATATAGTTAGGGTCTACTCTAGTTTGAGCTGCTATGTGGTCTCTTTCACGTCTTAAGCTTTCAGGGTCATCTGTTGTAACCATAAGCATGGACGAAGGCATCTTTCTTTCAAAGAAGTATCGGTATAAGTTTTTATCCATACCAATTAAAGTTAAGGCTTTTTCAAATATAGTTAATATTGGAGACCAACCATAAGTTTCTGATGGTGCATACTTAGTTAAATGTATCACTTCATTATCAGCTAAGTACATGTGTTGGTTTCTGTGATAATACTTGTACATTGCAGGGATTCTTTCATATCCTGCTTTAGATTTACCTGGTTCTTCAGTTACATCAGTTCTATCTAACGGACATATCCAATGTGCATTTTTAGGTAAACCTGCTGCATCTAAATCAAATTCTACTAATGCAGGGTTTAATCTTCTAATTTCAATTACTTTAGATTTAATTTCACCGTTCCCCACATCTTTATATTCTTTAGCTAGATACATAAATGCATCATCGATAGAGTTTAAGTCAAAGTGAAACTGTCTAAAGATTTCTTCAAGACTTTGGTCAAACACGTTAGCATCTGCCATAAATCTAGCTAGTCTTTCTTTTTGTTCGGGGTCAGGATTGTCTGTAGTAGCGTGCCATTCAATTCCACGCCTAAAAACTTCTCCTGTAATGTGATTCAAGGGAGCTCGTATTTCTTCTACTGAGTATGCTATTGTTTGAATGTCTTGCACCATTTGCTGACGATATGCCATTTGATGTCTGACCCACGTATTTACAACGTGGTCTAATCCCATAGTAGGTGCTGTTCCTGTATCTCCTGTTGCCTTCTGCATCATTTGCAACATGTTGATTTGACTATTTAAGTCAGTCATTTGCTGTGCAATTTTTGGAACTTCAGGTAAGTAGTCTCCGAGCTTCATATATTATTCCTTAGTTAAGTTATCAAAGTCAGTTATAGTAGATGTAATCTTAAGATTATATTCCATCGCCTTTAACTTTATAATTGCGTCCTCACTCATTCCTTTGTAAGGTTCTTCTTTTTTATTAGTCTCTTCTTTTATTTTACTAATTTCATCTTTAAGTTTAGCAATTTCAGCATCTTTTTCTTCTAACTCATATGAGTTGTCACTTCCAAAATCTACGTTCTCTAAGACTCCAAGTCTTGCTGCTTCTTTAATTAAAGCAGTAAAAGCACTTTCAGTTAAGATGGATATGGCTTCATTATCATCTGGAATGTCATCTTCCATACTTACATCTTTAAGTGCTTCATGCCACGTATCTAAAATACGCCACGTTTTACTTGTTTCATCTCTTACAGCTATATACTGAACTTCTCTGTCTCTAAGCAAACTGTTATACATCTATGCTCCTTTTATATTATTTTCTTTTGTAGACACTCCCACCTAGTATCACTTTGATGGTTCCAAATATAAATCTAATTAATTTGATTAGTATCTTACTTATCATTTATCTAAGTTTATCATCTAAGAACTTTAACAGTTTACTTAGACGACCTACCTTTCTTGCTACCTTTTTTGAATATTCAGCACGACTACCCACACCACCAGCTTTACGTTTCTTGCGATTAGTAGCAGCTTTTTGTGATGCTGTTAACCCTTGACGTACTTTTTTAGGTAGATATCTACCACGTTTACTCTTAGGTTTCTTTTTATCTTTAGCAGTAACGTAATCCCAATCTTGGTCAGTCCAGCTACTAAGAGACCTTTGTCCTTTAGTTTTAGCCATTATTTTCTATAACCTCCACCAGCTTTCTTATATCTCTGTGCAAGTAGTTGAGCTTTACGTGCAGACCATTGTCCTGGTGCACCACCCTTACTTCCAGCTTTGATAGCAGCAAACTGTCGTTTCCTCATGGCAGGCTTAGTATAATTACCAGCTTTATTCACGGTAGATTTTTTTCTTTTTCCTTTTATTATATCAGTAAAGATACCGATAGCTTTGTTAAGCAACATGACACATACTCCATCCACATGTTTTACATGTTTCACAACCTGATTCCATTACAACTATTGCATTGTCACAGCAATCGTATTCAGTGCTAATCCCTGTTTCACTTTTTTCTGTCACGTCAATGTCTAATGTCATTTGGTCTTTTGTATTTTCTTTTTCATCAGTCCCTTTAACCAAGACTTCTTTTTCCCGACTTCCAGCTCTATAGACTGTAATACCCTTACAACCCAATCTCCAAGCAGATAAGTAAGCCGACTCAACATCAGCGATGGATGCTTCATTAGGAAAGTTAATTGTCTTTGAGATACCTGAGTCACAATCTTCCTGAAATACTGCTTGCATCCCAACGTGGTCTTCAGCAGAGATTTCTGGAGCTGTGACATATATTTCTTTAGCCCATGGTGGTACATCTTCTCTTGATTCTAAGGAACCTCCCTGAGATAGATGTTCCATCAAATCTTCCGAATAGAAATCATTTGCCTTTGCATCTGCCTCAAAATATTTATTTACGTAGTAGAGAGTCTTACCTTCTAAAATGTTTGCTTTTTTCCAAGCTAACGCAAATGTTGGCTCAACACCACTTGATGTGTCGGCTAACATAGATATAGTTCCTGTTGGAGCTACTGTTAATCTACAAGCGTTTCTATATTTTTCATCTTCTCCGTAGTCACTTTTTTCCCATGCAGGAAATGTTCCACGTTCTTTAGCTAATTTCATTGATTGTTCATCAGCCTTTTCTCTAATAAAAGACATGATTTGTTTTCCTAATTCTCTACCCTCTATACTATTATACTTAATTCGTAGCTGAATTAGCAGGTCTGCAAACCCCATAACACCTAAACCTATCTTTCTAGTAGCTTTAGTCATTTTTTCTATTTCTGGAGTAGCGTACTTGTTTGCATCAATTACGTTATCTAAGAAATGTACAGATGTTTTTACAACTTTTTCTAGCTCTGCCCAATCTACATCATTGTGAGAATTGTGGAAGAACTTGGCTAGATTGATTGAGCCTAAGTTACAGGATTCATTTCCTAATAAAGGTTGTTCACCACATGGATTAGTTGCAATCATTTCGCCATATTCTTCTATAACATGATTGTCTTTGTTAACATTGTCTAAGAATATCATCCCTGGTTCACCGTTTCTCCAAGCACCATAAATGATTTTATCAAATACTTCTCTAGCATCTAATTCACCCACAACTTCTTTTGTGTTTGGATTAATTAAAGGATACTTTACTCTAGCTTCTACTGCTTTCATAAAGTCGGCATCTACTCCAACAGAAATGTTGAAGTTGTGGATGTCTCCCTCTACCTTCTTACAATCAATAAATTCTAATATATCTGGGTGGTAGACTGACATTACTGCCATATTCGCACCATCTCTCTTACCACCTTGTGTAATCATAGATGATACTCTAGATAGTGTCTGTAATACTTGAATCGGACCACAAGCAATACCATGAGTTGTTTTGATTCGGTCACCCCTTGGTCTTAGTTTAGATAAAGAGAAACCTGTTCCCCCACCAAACTTTTGTACCATAGCTATATCATGGGCTGTTTTCATAATATCTTCCATACTATCTTCTAAAGGTAATACAAAACATGCAGACAAGGTGCCTTGTTCTGTGCCAGCATTCATAAGTGTAGGAGAGTTCGGGATAAATTTTAGTCCTTTCATCATTCCTATAAAGTCCAATGCTGTTAAAGATGCATCAGCATCCATTCTTCCATATTCTGTATCAATTTTTGATATGGCTATACCAACTCTTTCAAACATGTCATCTGCTGTTTCAATGACTTCGTTGTTTTCATTTTTTAAATAGTATCGGCTTTGTGCCACTGTTTCTGCTTGTGTTGTTAATGTTGTCATTTTATAATTTCTCCTATCCTCTGTGACCACAGTAAATGCAAAGTTTTCTTTCTGGAACCCAAAAATTGGGGGTGCAAACCATCTCCGTACAATTAGGATTCGGAGCTTTTTCGCTTGTTACTTCTTTCTGATTAACAGGTTTGAAGTCTAAACTCATCTTCTTCTTTAACTCTTCTGCACTATTTTCTTCTTGTCCTGAAGGGTCTACTGCGTCTAACCAATCAGATGCACTACCTAAAGATTCATATCTATACAAAGTTGTTTCAT